GGGGAACTCAGCAGGAACAGATCATCATATTGTGTAAACAGTTCGATTGCTCCGCCAACCCGCACAATCGAGCCAAGCCTGCGCTTGTAATCATAGTTTGTCGGCATCGATGGGGATGTTGCGGAGGTGGAAAACAGTACGTCCACGACGCCGGTATCGGAGCGTTTGATGAGCCAGACATGATAGGTTGTGTTGGTAATCGAACCGGTGTCCAATCCGCCTTGATTAGTTCCCACCGCCCAGGCCGCATCCAATCTTTTTGTGAGCGCGCCTACCAGAACTATATTTTGAGCGTCGGTCGAATCCCTGGCATTGCCTATTGCAATGTCAATATCATTTGTAGCATCACCAGCATTGTTGGAAAGCGTCAGTCCGAACAAATGCCCGGGTGGAAAAGCACTGGATGGAGCGGAGATATCGGTCACACGTTCGGCAAGTTGATCGAGCGCTTCATCCACATCACCAGGGTCTGCACTTCCATCCCAATCCGCGAGCACCGCAGGCGTATAGGTCACATCCGCTGCATCATGTACATGCCCCAATGCGGAATAGATCCCATCAAAATAGGTCTTGAGCGTGGCCTTGATATTTGCCCAGGTGATGCTCTTTAGCGCGTCATCGACGATATCCCAAAAGCCGAACTTATCTCCATCGGCGGGAGTGTCGGCCGCGGCCTCGTCGATCTGCAAGCCGGATCCCTTCGCGATCACCCCCAGCGGGAAAGGCACGCGGATATCGTTATTGGATAATTGCGATTGACCATCGTAGAGCAATACAAAGGCGATCAGATACTTCCCCGCAGCCGGGACCGGGATGTCCGCATAGGTGCCGATCTCGGGCGCATCGAAGGCAGTCCCTTCATGCACAGTCAATGCCCCATCATCATCCGTTTCGATTGAAATAAATTTCGCACCGGCAGTGACCACGTAACTGCTTAGATCAATATCCTGCGTGCTGATCTTCACGATTCCCGTCGCAGTGTGGACCACGGAACCGTACATCCGCACGATGAAATTCGCCGGATCTGCCACCAGGACTGTCAGTGCCAGGATCTGCTTGCGATCGATCGGGACCATATCCGGAGCCAGGAACATATGCTGTTGATGGTGATGGACCACGCTCGAGCTGGCTGGCACGTCCCAAACTTCCCGCCGTGAAATGACCTGCCACAGTTGCGGCTGGTCCTTGCTGCGTCCGATCGTCACCAGGATGTTGTATTCCGAAGGAGCAACATTGTTGAACACGATCAGCACCTGCCCCTCCACCGTGCGGACGTAGATCATGCCAGCGGTGCCGGTTGCAACCGTGCCGGCGTGATTCCCCAGCCAGGCAGGGATGCGCTCCAGCCACTGATCACCCCTCTGTTCGGTGACCTTGTCGAAGATTTTCTTGAACTTGTCTATCGCCGTCATTAGATCAGCGCCTTCACCATGTCAATGTTTGGCACCGGCGCGACGCTCAAAATATTGCCTTCCCTATTCAACCAGGTCGTGCCGAAATCCTTTGACAAGCGTATGGATGATCCGCCCGCTGCAACCCACCAAGACGCTGTACCAACACCCCCAGCATAACTCCACCACCATGTGCCAGGTGGAAGGCCGCTGAGCGGAGACCATGTATATCCGCCATCCGATGATTTCCCTTTAGCGCCCGTATTGAAGCGTGTCATCATATAGGTCCCGGTCGGATCGCAGGCAAAGTAAGGTGGCACGCCAAACACATCCTCAAGATTTATGGTTTCGGCCAGATTGACAAGCGTGGATGATGCAAAATTATTCTCCGCTATGTACATATCACCCCCATCTCCATGCTCGTGGAACGTTCTTCCGGTCGTACCTGCCCTGGCATGAGTCTGCGCGATATTTGGACTACCAGTTGTGATCACCGACCCGCCTCCCGGCGCGATCTTGGAGAAGTGCTGGTATCTCGTGTACAGCCAGTAACCGAGTCCATAAGACAAACCGCCATAGTGCAAACTTGAAGTATCTACAACCGCGCCGGAGGCGAAAGACGAGCCTGAGCCGATCCAGAACTTCTTGTCCACATTTACGGTGCCAATAACAAATCCCACCGATTCGGCAACAAGCGGGTTATGCGCCGCGGCAAACAATCCCCAGTTCTGCCCGGTCACCGGCGACGGCCTCACAGAAGATTCGTTTTTGATGATCGTAAACGTCCCCCCGATGCTCGGCGCGCGTGCAATGAAAAATGGTCTGGTCAGATAATTACCCGAATCCACCACAGTATAGTAAAGAGCGTAAAACGCCCCATTCGGCGTCCTGAAAAATGCGTTGATCTTTGTGTATTGCGCTGATGTCAACCCTGCATTGACCGTGATCCATTGCGGGTTGGCGGTGTTGATATTTGCGGTGTAGAGAATCCCGTAACCCGTGCTGTGCAGTAGGCAGGGCAGGGCTGCCTCGGTGTCCTGCTCAGGCACACCGGGGATGATGATCGGGATATCGGGCAGTTCTGGAAGATCGGGAAGCGGCGGGATGGTCAGATCCACGTCGCCCGAGCCGGGGATATCTCCGTTCGCGGAGATCTGTTCGAAGGTCTCCGCTTCAGAATTCACTTCCACACTCAGCCAGCGTGAATCGTTGTCATAGCGCAGGACGACACGCCGCGGGATGAGATTGCCATCATAACCAACCCCGCGCGGCGTATCCGCTGCCACGATGGTGATGTCCAGGAACTGGCGCGGGCAGATATCGATCATGCGGTTGTTGCCTGCCAGCTTGAGCGGGATATCGGGGAATTCGTTATTCCTCCACCCCAGCAACAGCCCGGCCATCTGGTTTGACTCTGCCTGGCTTATTGCCAGCAGCCCATCGTTCAATTCCCATTCACCATGCTTGCGCGGGATATGTCCAGGCGACAGACTGTACAGCGTGGAAGAGATACCCGATGAATTCACAAACCGCGTCGTGATATTGACCTGCCCCGTTTCATGCACGGTCACACGCTCGAAGTCGCTCACGTCCATCCAATCGTCGGTCGTGACCGTCATCACGACAGGCCACGTGCGGCTGCCTGCCGGCACCATTTGCGGATCGACATCCGCGAACAATCTCCCGTATCGGTCGCAAAGCACATGCGCCATCAGGTTCAGCCCTGCGAACTCGACGAGCTGCGCCCACATGAAATTTGCGAGTGTGGCCAGCTTGTCTGCATAGCGTGTGTAAGTCGTTGGATAAAAATCCATGACCGTTGTGGCGGTCGAGCGCCAGTGCAGTAAATGCCATAGGCCGCGGTCCACGCTCAGGTTTTTGACCTGGTCCCAGGCAGCTGGAGATCCGTTCGTGAAATTCAACTGGCATGCGCTGGTCTTGATCCTGTTCAACCAATAATGCGGACCGTACACGGTGAAATGAACCTGCCCCGCAATTGGATCCCAGCGGATGGACTCACCTGCAACACGCCCCACTGCGATCACATTCTCGCGTCCATCTATGGGACCAATGGATTGCTCGGTATTCTCGTAATAATCCCTGGCGAAAAGCACTACCAGCGTCCGCTCACGGATCTCGCTTAAAGTGGCCTCTGCCTGCATTGTGACATCGAACATCCACCCGCCCGCATCCACACTGCCCTCACAGTTCGCAATTTGAAAGACCGTCGCCGGTGGATTGTCATCATCAAAGACAAATACATTCCGCACGCCCATGGTCGTCTTGCCGTTCGCGGCAGTGACCGTGCAATACACACGATAGATGCCGGCAGCGTTGTACGTGATGGTCGGTGTGGCTGTGCTCATGCCGCTCGATGCGCTCGAACCTGGTGCGACCCAGGCGTAGGCTGAGATGGTGGAATCGAATACCCAGGAATCGGATGCATTGAATTGCACGGAAACCGATGCGCCTGTCAGCCACGCCACCGCATGGGAACCCAGGACAGGCACAGGGTCGAATGATTCGTGCTGGTCCACATAGGGGATGTTGACATCCATCAGCAGGCCGCCATCCTCATCCACGTGGATGTGACGCGGGTGCAGATCGAAGTCATCCACGATCGTCAAATGACAAAGGGGGTTGTTAAGCCAATCAATCTCACTGGTTTCCCCGATATAAAATTTACTTCCATCAGGCGCAACACGGACTCGGAAAAAGCCCAAATCATACGCGCCTGCAATTGTGCCAACATAACCCAGCATGCCCGCCTTCACATTGCCTAAAGTGCCCGAGCCAGTGTTGTATGAAATCTCATACACCTGGTCATTCGACGAAGGCAACGATGCCAGGCGTGCCGTGTAGATCGTGTTCGGTACCAGCACAGCCATGTAGAGTTTGCTCCACTGCCCCTCTGAGCGTAAGAGTGCGAGTTCGGGCGCGGTGATTGCACGTGCCATAAAAATTCCTTAGTGTTCCTTCGTGTCCTTCGTGGTGAAAATCATCACGACCCCTCAGGGATTTCGATCAACTGACGGAACTGGACTGAAAAATTTTTTCGTTCCCCGTACCAGCGGTCTTGCGGTTCATTTGGCCAGATCATCACGCCCGAGAAAGTGGCGTAGGTGTCATCGTCGATCTTCGTGACGATAAAAATATCAGCCGATGCATTCGGGCAGAACGTTTTCAACTGGTTGTATTGCTCGATGGAAAGAATGGGAAAAGTCCAGACGGCAATCGGATTGCCGATGCCAAGTGTGCCTCCGCTCCCCAATGCCACGGTGCGTGCGTATGGCAAAAATGCAGATTTCGGTTCAGGCAGCGGTGTCGTGAGCTGCTCGATATTTGTCAAACCTACTTCGGTAGTGCCGATCGCAAAATCAGCCATTATCTGACGCCTCCAAGAGCAAAGTTCAAACGCTCGATAAGTTTTTCGGCATTCTCATCGAAAACACCCTGCACCTGTCGTGTGGTGAGTCCGCCTGCAAAGTTCTGGATGATCGTCTGCTGTTGAGAGCTGCTATTATTCGTGATCGGTTTGGCCAGCAAGTTGGCGAGCGCATTCGGGTCCATGCTGTTTCTCAATCCGAGCATATAACCCTGACCGGTGAACATGCCCAGCTCCATCGCTTCCCTCGATCGTGAGCTGATCCCCAAGGATTTCTTGATCTGTGCCAGCAATGACGCTGCGATCCTGGCCGCAGCCGCCAATAGGGTTGGAAGCCCGAACAGCATGCCATTTGCCAGACCGAACAAGATATATTTGCCCAGCTGTGACCAATCCGTTTTCGTGAACGCATTGACAATCCAATCGCGTGCTGAACTAAATATCGTTCGGAATCGATCAATAATCGAATATATATTTGCCAGGAATTCTTGAGCCGCTTCTTCAGGAAAACCGAATGCAGTTGCCAAATCCAGGAGCGCACCGCTGCCATCCTCATAGAGCTTGACGGCACCAGCTCTCAGTTCACCGACTCTTTCGATGATCAGCCAGATTTTTGCAAGTAAGTCCTGGATTGCTTTTTTAGGAAAACCGAAGGCAGTCGCTAGATTCAAGAGCGCACCACTGCCATCTTCATAGAGCTTGACGGCACCGTTTCTCAGTTCATGAACTCTTTCGATAATCAGCCAGACTTGTGCAAGCAGGTTCTGGATTGCTTCTTCAGGAAAACCGAATGCAGTTGCCAAATTGAGAAGTGCGCCACTGCCATCTTCATAGAGCTTGACGGCACCGTTCCTGAGTTCATGAACTCTTTCGATAATCAGCCAGACTTGTGCAAGCAGGTTCTGGATTGCTTCTTCAGGAAAACCGAATGCAGTTGCCAAATTGAGAAGCGCACCACTGCCATCTTCATAGAGCTTGATGGTACCATTTCTTATGTTATCAAAAGCAGCTCGCACTCCTTGCAACCTCTCAATAAAGCTACGAACAATATCCTGTATCCCCAGGAAGTTGTTTTTCCAGGCGAGATAAAGAAGATAGATCACAGCTATGATGGCCGCAATGATCAGGATAATCGGAGCAGCCGCAACCAACACTGAACCAATGGCCGGTAATAATGTTCCCGTAATGACAGCCCCCACCGTGCCAAGCGCCGCCCCAACTCCAGATAATGTAATCCCAAGTCCCCCCAGTGTGCCAGCCAATCCTGCAATGCCTGAGATAACTGTGACCACCGTCCCCAGGAACGAAAGCAGCGGTCCTGCAATCGCCACCAATCCCAGAAAACCGAGAAGGATCTTTTGCTGTGTTGGACTGAGATTGTTGAATGCTTCCAGCATCTTATTCAATGCCGAAGCAACTTTGAGTGCAATAGGTAACAGGTTCTGACCAAGCATGACAAGCGCATCGCTCCATTCAGCCTTCAAGCTACGCCCCTGATTTGCGAGACCACCAGCCGTTTCTGCAAAATCGTTGAGCCCAGGATTTAATTCCTCATTCAACGCTATCGCGTTGAGGATGATGGCCCGCTGGTTGGCCGTCAGCGTTTTTGTATTTGCATCAACCAGACCATTGGCAATGCCATAGGTCTTCAAATAAGAATCGGTGATGAACGGGAAATATCTTTGGATCGGTTCGTACTGGCCCCGGATCGCCGATTGCCAGGCTAAAGCAACCTCTTCCACCTGCCCATTATGGAACGATGCTAGATCTGCGAAATGCTTGACAGCCTGCTCAGAGAGTGCGGTGGTTTCCTCGATCCCCATACCTCCAGCTTTAAGTGCCGCACCTATGGACGAAGCAAAGTCCAGATATTGGGTCTTGCTGATGCCCATCGCCTTTGCTGATTTGTTTGCATTGGCTACGACACTATCTGCCATCTCTCCGAAGACAACGACCGCCTTATTTTTCGTCTCTTCGAAGTCGCTGGCGGCTTTGATCGAAGCTGCACCCATTGCCACAATAGGCAACGTGAGACCCAGGGTCATCATATTGCCCACGTTCTTCATAGCGCCGCCCACCTGCTGGCCAATATTGGCAATGCTAAGTAAACCCTCCTTGCCTTTTTTGACACCGCTCAGCAGGCCCGCAACATCGAGAGCGATTTTTCCGTATGCACTACCTAATTGGATCGCCATTACCTGCTCCAAACAAAACAGACATCCTGCATGGACGCAAAACCATACAGGATGTCTGTCTTATTGAATAAGATTTGATTTACTGTTTCAGCAACGAGCCTCCACCCAGCGCAAAGATATCGTAACTGAGCGATCCAAGCGATTCTGTGGCTCCCTGGTTTTCGATCCATGTGACCTTGCCCCGCTCCTGCATCGATCTCCATGAGAGCAGTAAGACCAGATCGTCCAGCAGGCTGATTGCTTCGGGTCTTGCTTTCGCCTTTTCCAGATATGCCCTCAGTGTCTCGTAGGCACTGTCCGTCATCACTCTGACGAATTCGGGCGCGAACAATGGACGTTCGTCCGCCGGTGGCGATACCACCATCACTTTCCTTGCATCTTGCTTTAACATGTTGTCCGGGTCCTTTCGTAACGCGAAATCCTGCCACAGAAACCGACATCGTCGGGACCCGGACAGGTCTGGCGGCGACACGTATCTCTGTGGCAGGAATCTGCCTGTGAATTGATATGTTGTTAGGGAAAGCGATGTCAATTAAATAACACACGCCGCCTTCACAGGGGACCTGTCCGGGTCTGTAAAGTGTATTATACAACAATGCTTTGGTCATTGCAATCACCAAATTCCATTTGCAGGTATTTGTAACCGTTTTGTAATGCGGCCTTTTGCGCTCCGGTAACGCCCGTTCCCGTTCCCGGAAGGGGATTGGGGCAAGCTAAAACCGGTAAACGCGTCCTTGCCTTCGTTCATGTTCTTCTCGACGCGCCTGCCTACCATCAACGTGATTTCATCGAATTGCCACGCTCCCCAATCTGTCTCCAGATGGAAGATCTCACTTGGCCTGCACCCATAGGCTTCCGCCTGGTTATGAACCCTCACTAAATTTCTCGGGTTTGTCGCGAAAGGGGCGCAGGGATTGCGCCTCACGGTTCATGAAGTTGAAGATAAACATCTTGTCTTCGAACGTCAGCTCACTGTAGAGAATGTGCTGATCGTCGGACTTTTCTCCGATCGCTGGCTCCACCAGGCTGGCCTTGATCAGCTCGAACAGCAGTGTGTTGAAGTCCGTCTTATGCTCGGCCATCAGCTTCGCACCGGCTTGTTCCTCGCTCAGCTGCTGGAAAGCATCTTGGGTGATGACATCAATGAGCGTGTTGGGAATGCTGCCTTCGATGACGATGCTCGCAAGGTCCACATCCCGGATGACCACCGCTAGTCCGCTCGGAAGCGTTTCCTCATGCAGCCGCTGTTCCCGCCATCTCTTTAGATTTTGAGCACGGGCCTGTTGTGCTTGCATCATGTGATTAGTTCCATTTTTCTTGGTCATGGCTCACCTACGAAGTGGGCAGTGTGTCAGCGGTCTCGTTCTGCACCCAGTCATAGATGCCGTTCGTGCCGTCGTCGATGCCGATGCCCTTGATCGTGGCCGTCTGCAATTCACCATAAGCCAGCGGCGCATCGAGACCCTCGGTCACCTTGGCCTTGTAGATGATGCAGTGCACATCATCGTCGCCCTCGCCGAGAGACTTGCCATAGATCTTGAAGTAAGGCAGGCGCACGCCGCCCGCCTGGCTCAAAGTCTTGACCTGGTTGGGTGTGGAGCCTGTGGTGCCGGTCGTTGTGCCATACATCACGGCCAGCGCTTCGAGCGGCAAACCGGTGGCTTCCAGCTCCCATTCCACCGCGTCACGTACAGCGACCACGACCGAGAGCATGTCATCGCCCGGGCCTTCTGCGCTTTTGACTCGCTCCTTGAACGTCAGCTTCGTGGATGCGGGCAGATCCGCCTGAGTGGTTCCATCGATTGACGTAAGTTTCACGTCGCTCAGACCGAACGGTTTCGGGTTATCAGTTAGTGCCATTTCAATCTCCTTATCAATTTCTCCCTCCCCCAAATCCGTGCTCTCCGTATTTGGGGGAGGGCAGGGTGGGGGTCGGGATCATAAAATTATCGCAGCCTTTTGGCTACAAATCTCAGCATGCCGAGCGGACAATCCAATGCCACGTCACGCTGTTGACTCACTGCAATATCGAACTCAACATTCCAGACATTCGTTCCAACTTTCTTCTCATTCAAGAGATCGAACACTGAAGTGATGGCTGGCTCGATCACGTCATAATTATCGCGTTGATAAAAATAGATCGTCAGCGGCGTCTGCACGGAATTCGGGATACCGCTCCTCAATCTCGTTTCCGTGCCAAACTTGATCAACACGCACGGCATCAGCTCCTGATTGGCATCGAACGCCGTTGGCGTGTTCTGCCTGCTGATCTCCTCCACGTCATTGTGGACCCCACCGGTCAGCAGATCCATCAGATCCTCGTCATCTTCAAACAGAGTTTTCACATCATCGCTCAGGCTCATTCATCAATCTCCAATTACTAATTACCACTTACCCATTTACTCAGATCTTCCCCAAATAGCCACACCGCCAGGTTCACCGCATTCGGCAGAATGGACTGGCTCACATCACCGCCGATCAGCTCCGCATAAGAGTCCATCTCCGGCCACGTGCTGGTCCCTCTCAGCCAGCTATTCAGATCAGACGTGAAGTCCTTCTCATCCATCAGCACTGCGGTCTTGTAGCACAGGCAGTTCGGATGAAGTGGATATTCAATCGTGCCAACTTCATAGACCCCTTCCCCTTTTTCCCCTCCCTGAACAACATCATCGCAGATATCCGTTTCAGGATGGGCTGCCGAAAGATTACATTTTTCCTTCTCCACCCACGGCTGTGCAGCCATGATCCGGTCCGTGGCCAGCGCATGCACCTTCTGGATCTCCGTGCGTGCCAGGCGTAAAGCGTTGTACGAAACGCCGCGTCCATCACATGGTCTCGAAACCAATCCGGTCGTGTCGCCTGCAGCGATCTGTATCTTCGTACGGCCGTACAATCGCGTCGAAGTCCAGCGCGGGCAATCTTCATTCGCACCGAGATACTGCTCCAAGTTCTTTGCAATATCCCAGGCACTTCGTTGATTTGCGATCCCATCCATCAGCACCTGGTTGATCCCGTCACGGCTCTCACGGTCCCATTTCCAGATCCGTGCGGAGAGATTCATCCCATCCCCATACAAATGCTCCGCCGCTATATCCAGCAGCATTTGCAACTGCCGTTCGAACACACCTCCAACGGATCGTGCTTCTTCAATCTGCGACATCTGCAAAATCTGCGGATGGCTTTCATTCAACGTGGGCATCACCAATCTTTCGTGCATCACCGCCAGAACCCCAAACGGAATGCTCGCCGCCTCCCCCCTCACTGCCTGCAATTCATCCTGCCATTCCTTGAACAGATCTCCCCACATCTTCAGCATTTCAGTCTGGACGCTGTAGCCGCTCGTCCCATCCAGCACCTGTTCCTTGCCAGCCTTCTTCAGTATCAACGCCTGAGCCTTCTCGCTGAAGTCCAAAATTAGCTCATGCGTTCTGCCAGTGAAAAATAATTGCAACCGTATCACCGCTTTATACGACGCCTGATACATCCGCCCCAGCGCGACCTTATCCAGCTTCTTGATTATGTCGCGCTGAGCGGAGCGAGCTTCAGCGAGCGAAGCGCTGTCCTGAGCTTGTCGAAGGGACGAAGCGTCTCCATCCAAATCGATGCGTTGCAACAAAACAGTCATTTTTTTCCTTCGTGTTCCTTAGTGTTCTTCGTGGAAAATCACTAAATTGAAATTCCTTGCAAACTCTTCGCGAACTGCTCCGCGCTGATTCCATCCGAGTTGAGAATATCCACATCCACATTCCGAAGATACAGCGCCGCAATGGATTGGATGATCTCCTCCTTTACACCCAGCACACGCAGCCTGGCCAGTGCATCACCCAGGTCACGCAGGTCTGCCGGCGTCAGCTTCTTCGCCAGGCGCCAGACGATCTCATACTTCACATTGGCAGGCAAAATTCCCTTCAACAGCCACTGGCGTTCCAGCAATGGCTTCAGGAACTCTTCTGTAACCCATTCCCTGCCATCGTCGAGTGATTCATCGTACTCGTCCTTTTTCTCGCCCAAGATATCCCTGTTCAACCCCTCGCCGTATGCCACCAGCTCCATCGGCACATCGGACGCCGCGAACATCGTCGCTACTTGGTGCAGGATGTCGTTAATCTCATTCAGATGCGCATCGCCCTGGATTGCTGTGATCGAGCCGGGCTTGTTCGAGAACAGATCCAGATGTGCTGCGGTCGGAGTATCCAGCGCTTTCTGGTTCATCTCCTTATAAGCCTTCACATCCGCTTCATTTCCGTCCACAACATGCAGCAATCTCATCCCTGCCCGCACTTTGCGCCGCACAGCCATATCTGTTTCACCCTCGCTTACACGCTTGAATGATCCTGTTGCCGACGCCCACATCGGGACCCCGTAACGACTCTCATCGTCGTGCTCCCAGCGGGCATGGATGATCTGCCATTCGGGGAAAAAGACCGCATCTTTCGGGATGCCAAAGCCCGTATACATTTCATCGACCATATAAAAAGCTCGCTGCGGATCGTCCAGCTTGTCCGCGTTATTGCTATTGCGCCTCATTCTCAGGGTGGGCTTGCGGCTCACTTCGATGATATTCAACTCTTCATCGACGACATTTTCGTAGAACGAATCACCATCACGGCCGGTGAGACGCACCACGTCCTGCAATTTCTTATTCAACCCGAGCCGTGTCTGCAGCTCCGTTGCGATCTCCTTTGCTAGCTCATCTTTCGTTTTGACAAGGAAGCCAGCCTTCACTAGGTCCGTCGAATACATTCTCAGCGCCTTCTTCACACGCGGATCTGTTGCGTACATCTGCCTGCACGTCTTGATGATCGCCATCCGGTCCCGGTCTGACTTCAGCTTCTGGTACTCAGCCACAATGGACTGTTGTATAGCCGGCGCGGCGGTCGTCTCACCATTCGCTGATGGCGGATTGAAAAATGCGTTGATCCTTGTTCTTAATGAAGCCATAAATTCATCCTTCAGCTTTCATCCTTCATCCTTTGAATACTTCCTGTATCATGCGTTCCAGCTTCGGAAAATTTTGTTCCATCGTGCTCATAATGATTGCATAGCGGCCGCCGTTCGATGTTTCCAAAAATTTGCCATAAAAAACCGTGTGCGCCAGCGTGATGATCAACGTATCTTTATCTCCGCTTTCCACAGCCACATCACTCATCTCGCTCTTCGCTTCAGGTGTCACCTCGCCGGTGATCGACTCGAGACCGAAACCATCCACCGCAAAGAATAGACCGCCGCGTGCGTTGCCAGTCCGATCTTCCCAGGCCGCGTTCTCCCGGGCCTCGTTCTGGATGAGCTGTCCCCAGTAATTTGCCACAGCCTGAATGGCAATCAAAGCCTTCCGGCCATAATCGTCCAGACCCTTTGCAATCACCTTTGGCGAAACAACCCACTCGAAACCAGTTTTCATTTAATCAGCATCCTCGTCAAACCTGACTTCCTTCCAGCCGTCCCGGATAAGGGCCTGCCTGCGGCTTAGGCAGGCATCCTTCATGGGTTTGCCCTTATCCTGGTGGTTGACCTGTCTGCGATGAAAGTTTTCTCCATTCGACAGATATTCATTCTATGCTTCGTCAGCATTCCAATCTGGCGTGATGTTGTATTGCTTTAGTGCTGCGATTGCTGTTTCATACGGCCCGATATAAGACACCAAGACATATTGGCCGTTACTTGAGTTGTAAACCATATCCGCATACCCGGCATCATTATAGATCGTTCCTTCGAGGTAGCGTGGGGGTGACCACGTTTCACCTGCGTCCTTCGAGTACCACACCGCTATTTTGCGGCCTGTGCCTGGGAAGTTGACAAACCCGCACATGACAAGATTCGTGTCATTCCACCAGTTTGCACCGCCCTCGAAATGGGTCTTTGTCCAGATACGATGTCTGCCACTTACGGGGATGTTGTAGGTAATGGCTTCCAGTTTCGACCACGTAAGCCCCATGTCGTCCGAGTAAGACCGAGCGGTTGCGGTAAAAGCAACTGTCCGGTAAATGGCAATGATGCGGTTATTCCCAAGATACTCTATGCCTACTTCGTTGGCTGGTTCATCTGTCGCGCCGCTTCGCATTTCTGAAACATACGTCCACGTCGCGCCGTTGTCGGTGGACTTGATGAAGATCATCTTACTGTCTGCTTCCGTGTTGCTGAAATCCCGCGCGGCGGCGTAGATCACACCGTCATAAACAAAGTAGTCATCCGTCGCAAATACCATACTGATGGAATGTCCACTCAGAGTTATATCCGCGCCCGCGCTCCAAGTCTTGCCGCCATCTGTTGAAATGGATTGATAAGTACAATTATCTGCCTCCGCTGGTGACTCGGTTCTCCATGTGTGCAGGATCAAGTCGCCATTCGGAGCCTTGTACAGCCACAGATCGGCGGGGTGTTCGGTGGCCGAATAACCGGCAGGGTCAAATGGGAAATTTGTAATTGAGTTGCCTAACAAATCCTTATCCTCATCACTCCATGTTGCGCCGTAATCATCGCTAAAACGGATGTGCAATATCGAGTTAGTCGCGGAATGGCTATCTGCTCTGCGATAGATCAAAACCACTTCATCGTCGTCGTTGACTTCCATTGTCGGTCTGCCTGACCATCTATATGCTACGTTGTCAATAATTGCCGTACTCGCAACAGTCTGTGTCGCACCAGTAAAACTCAGGCTGCTGCTCCCAAGAAAAAACGGTTGACTACTGAACCTCCTGCCCCAAAAAATCCAAATATCGTATTACTGACAATCCCTGCATCTGATACCGTTTGAGTCGTTCCCTTCTGCACACCGTTGTAGAACATCGAGACGCTAGTACCGCTGCAAACCACCTCTATATAATCTCCGTTTACGACCAGCGCACCAAGAGATGTTGGGGCGATAAGTACCGTTAGAGTTCCTGCAACCACTTTCGCCATGCTGAGGTAAGTCAGTTCGACGCCGGTGGAAGAATCGCCCATTGTGTCTATGCCGACAAGGATATAGTTCTGCGGGTTGCTTGTGCTATCCAGCCGCGCCACAATTCCCACCGTGCCGTTATTGCCGGTTTGATCTATGTAAACGCGGGTTATTGCGTCTGCCGATGGGTAAGACCTTGTTGCGTACATCTCGGCAGCGGGAATTTCCTTCATCGAGAAGTCGTCAACAATCACGGTGTCGAATGGGGTAATACCACACGCTGCTGGATATACTTCAACAGTTGCGGAATACGCTTTGAACACCATTATCTTCTGTGTGTAGGCGGCATCCTTGATGGTTCGCTGGCGAATAAAGCCACCAGGGAAGCCGTTTATGGCTTTTAGAATCCGCGACCTTCCACCTGTTCCAGCTGTCCGCTTTCCCCACCCGCTGAACTGCAACCATTTTCCGGTCGCGCCGCCAAAAGTCGGAAATTCCAGACTGTCGTTGTTTATCGTCCCTGTGAATTCCTGCGCCTTGCTTCCAGCGTGAACATCTGCGGACTCGGCCAGGGTCGGACTTCCGCCTTTTGTAAGCGTGTTACATTTCCCGGCCGTATACGTGGCCTCCAGTGACGGGTCGGTAAGTAGCTCAGACCCGTACGTGGGCGAATTGATCGCCTTGCCGCTGGCAATTGCCCATGTGGAACCATTCAAGGGTGCGGGCAATGCTCCGTTTGACATCCCAGTAAAGTCCACATCATAGACAACGCTCACGGCGCGAGGGCTTCCAAACACAGATGAGATATTCCCCGCCGCGTCCTTCACCCAGGGATAGAGGGTGTATGCTCCAAGATCGGCAACGGTGTAAGTCGTTGGGGCTGTAAGATTCCAGCCCGCAGCGTCTACTGCCGGGGGTGTACTCGATTCGGTGACGATGAAATACACGCCCGCTTCGCTGGCTGTAAAGGCCGTGATAGGAATTGCAAGCGCGCTTGATGGCGTCGTGACCGTGAACGTTACCACAGTCGGCGCGGTGACATCAGCAGGCGGACCCGCTTTCTGATTATTAGTGATTGCCAGATCCAAACCGATCCGCATCTAATACACTCCTACAATGTTTGTCGCGTCCGTACCCGCTTCATAGACTCGCTTGACCCGCAGCGGATGGACTGTGCCTGCTGCCAGATCCGTGAATACGATGGCAGTGCCAGTCCCAAACATATCCACCTTCAAATCGCCGGCCACACCCACGTAAATTCCGCGTGTGACATAAGCCAGATCAACATCATCATCCGGCGTGATGACAAACGCACTGTTTCCTGGCGCGGTCGCCCTGCCAAATGAAACGCCAACTTTATCTATAGCCATGTGATTCTCCTTCATTCTCCATAATAAAAACCTTCGGTCTCCGGTCTTCCGTCTCCGGTCTCTATTCCACCGCAATTGCTTCAGCGATCGTACATGCCAACCGGTTCGGCTGGATGAACACGACCTGCAGCAAAATATTGGTGTACGTCAACCGGTCACCGACTGCGATATCCATATCAGGCTCGCCCAAAATGAACACTGCCTGCTGTGCGGCCCTGGCCGCATCGGACTGCAACCGGAAGCCGCGTGAGCCTGCATACTCGATCCGCATTGGCTGGGCAGTAAGCATCGAAGCCCCGCGCCGAATAGCAAGACTGACTTCATTTTCAGCTCGTATCGCACGCATATCGTCTGCAATCTGATCCCAATTCATCCTTCATCCTTCATCCTTGCATTCCAACCTGCCCGTTGTACTTATCGCAAGCCGCGAGATATTCATCATTGAACGAATCTGCCTTCCTGCGCTTCTCCTCGATCGTCGATCCCTTATCCACGCTCACGGCGCCCAGGGAATATTTCAATGTCTGCCCGCTTAGTGCATTCGCCTGTTTTCCGATCGCATTTGCCTGAGCCTTCAAGAGCACGATCCTGGCTTCACGCTCGCTCATCGTCTCATAATCGGTATCTGCTTCATCGCCCGAGCTTTCAGCTTCGATATCCGTGCCGATCCATGCCGCCTTGTAACGCAACTCCCTCGCCATCGTGAACGTGGGAGTGGGATAGAACGTGATCTGCTCGTTGCGGATCGTATGCTGTTCTTCCCAATCCGCACTGATTGGGATGATGCCCTGTGCCGAGATAAGCACGCCATCAGCTGAAGCGAAACTCTCCAGCGCGATCATCTTCAAATAATCTGCCGGCAGATCATACATCGCAGTGCCTGGGACGATGCTTAACTCGGCGATCTGCTCCAACCCACAGCGCTCCGAGAAATCACGGACCGCATCCTGCACGGCCTTCTCATATTGCGTGTTGGACGGAACTGAATCTTCTGCCGGCACATCCGCCGCCAATCGCTCAACCAGGTCGGAAAGCAAAATGCTCATACTACTTCCTTAGAACCGCAACCATTCCGACAACCTCTGATATCGCCCACTCGGGATGGTCGAGAATAAAGTCGTTGATCGCTTTTTCTATCGTCGCCCATGCCGGATTCTTGTAATCATGCACGGCGATCACCTGCGCATGCGGACCGAAATTCTCCAGGTCTGCA